GTAATGTGGTGATCTCAGTTCCACGACCCCCCTCTCTACGAGGTAACCAGAAATCCTCAAGCATACTCATATGCTTTTTGTCATCACGCATCTCACCAGTGTTAGCATCATATACTAACTTGTTTCTATAGCGAGACATGACATCACGCAGATATTGTTCCGCTTTTATCTTCGGAAGATTACCTACATCAATATAAAAAATTCTTCTTTCAGGTGCTCTTGATAATCTATAGATAACCAGAGCATCTTCAATCATTCTAAGTTGATTGAGTGACTTGATTGCTTTATGCAAGAAACTCATCACCATACGCTTATTGAGATCTTGCAATCCCGATGGTATGTAAGTAATTGCATCAACTGCAATCTTAATTCCTTGAGACAATGACATGTCTCCTATTGGACCTAGTACACCACCTTTATAAAATCCCTTTGGATTATACAAATAGTAATCTACAAAAGTTCCGTACTCGTGTTCTAGTGCAGTACCTTTAACTGCTGCTCTAGTCACAGCATCCTTATTCTTTGCGTCACCTAATTTCTGACGAACTTTCTTGATCTTCATAGGATCAATATAACGAAGTTCGAGTAAACCTTTCTTAGGGTTATCTAAGTCAATTACTTTATGATAAAAAATTCGTCCGTCAATATACCATGAACGGACGATTTCATGTGCTCTCTGATCAAAGTTCAAAAGTTTTTTGATATGATCAAACTCTGCACGAATTTTATTTTTTACTCCAGCACTAACAGTTAAGTTGTCCAAGTTGATTTCAACTGGACTGTCATTCATATCACTGACAACAAATTCATTAACTACCTCATCAACAGCACTGTCAACTTCAGGGTGTATCGCCATGTCACGATACCTACGGATCAACTCAAACTCATTACGAGATTGGTTGTCCGTTTCTACATATGTTCCATAGTAACCACCTGCTGCGACTGCTATTGCGTCATCAGCATTAGGTGGTACAGGAGATTGCCCTTTGTTACCAGGTTTTCTGTTAATCTGGAAGCCAAATAGTTGACTCATCGCAAAATTCCAATAGTATCAATACTATTTATCAGGCTATAGAAATGCCAGATTTGCCTCCATCTTCAACTGTCCAGTAGGACATTTGAAATTCAACAGTGAATTCTTCAATCTGATCATTGCTGTCATAAGCAAGATCGATCTGAGAAATGCTTGTTGGGAATGCGTGCCACAGTTTATAACTTCTTAGAACCTCACCATTTGCAGTGTTGTTCTTTTCAAGTTGGTCAACTTCAACATCAGACATGTACCTTGAAGTACCACCTGGTGTGAATAGAGGAGAAGAGTTTCCTTCATGAGTATTCATGCTTTCCATCCACTTCTCGAATCTTGAGCGTATCTTCATTTCCTTATCATTGAAGAATACAGCAGACCAGTTATCGAAGGTGCGATCACCAACAATTTTAACTGTTCTACCACGGAAAGGAACATCAATGCTTCCTAGTGAAGAACCTGGTAGGTTCGTTGACTTGCAGAGAAGAGTAATAATCTCATCGTCTGCACCACCTGTATTCAGAGCAGTTGGGAAAGGAACTCTCACCTCAAACATATTGGGCTTAACGCCCTGACCAACTCTCTGTAGAAAATCATTTACATTACTTGCTAATGCCATTTTGTTTTTACCTCGTTACTTTATGTCCTATTAGTGTAATTTATCTACCCACGGCCAGTGACTTCAGAGAAAGCCACGCCAGTTCTCGTTGCGGTTACAGTAACCGTTACATAATTAATTGAGCGAGTTGGTTTTAGGTAGAGTTCAGCAACAAACTCGTTGCGATCTATAACAGCAGGTGTGTTATTTGTTTCATCACATACAACCAAGTAGTCGGTTAGACCACGGCGTGCTTGTACTTCTGCTAGGTAAGAAGTAATAGCGGAGTTGAAACCACCTCTTGTGATAGCATCGTTTTGCTCGAATAGAACCTGCTTGGCAAGTCCTTCTGCTCTAGACTCAATATTGAGGAATAGACGGCGAACATTAATACGATCAAACGCGGAAGGTGAAGCAAGGGCAGTCTTGTCACCAAACAATACAGGACCAGAACCAGGGAAAGAAACAACTGGGTTAATTCTTGACTGATATAATTCGTCTCTGTCTGCCTTGTTAGGATTGTATGCTAACTTAACAACATTGCGGAGACCGCCACGGTTAAGTCCAGCAGGTGAAATCCAATCATCCACAGTTTCAGAAGTTCTTACACATAGACCAGCGATGTCTCCGTTGCAACCAACATAAACATACTTGTCATTAAAGCGATCATATGTATACTTGATACCACTATCAAAAACAGCATATGATGTTGATGGCAATGAATCGAAGAATGCGATTGTGTTATCTCTCTGCTGTACGGAAGTCAAAGCACCACCAGAAGCAGCGATTTGATTACCAGAGTGAGGAGAAACAAAAGCAACACAGTCAGTTCTGCTTGTAGCAACACCGATAACTGCATTTGCTTTTACTTTAGTATCGGATTCTGCTGCCATTGATCCACCCATGAGAACGAAATCAACATTAGTTGACTCAGTATCATTGAATAGTTGATAAGCAGTTTGTATCTCACCAGAGGTATAGACATAATCATCAGTACCACCAGAAAGAAGTGTCTCTCTTGTAAGAGCTAACTTCATCTTTTCAGGTGCTCCTGATGTTGCTCCATAAGAAGCAGCGGTATTACCCCAAGCATTTCCTGTTGCTTGAAGTCCAGATGTAATCTCAGCACCACTATAAATGTACTGTGATTCGTTATTGATAACATCTCTCCAGTAGTTTGATGCACCCTCTGGGGTCTTAGCATCACTTAACTTCGAGAGATATGTGAATCTTTCTAAGATTGTATTTGTTGACTCATCTACTACAGCAACATGAAGTTCGTCATATGAAAGATATGCTTCAGCAGCAAATGCTGATGTACCAGGACGAGGACCAACTGCACTCAACTTAAGACCTGTTGATGCAATTGATGTATTGTTATACCAAGGAGCAACTGAAAGTGTTGTACCAGCAACCTGTGCTTTAACACCTGCTGTGTTTATAACAGCAATTGTGTTGGTATCAATTACTTCGTATACTTCGTGGTTATTACTACCATCGTTGTAAGTACCGCCTACATTCAAACCATGAGCATTAACTCCAAGGATTTGATCAGCACCACGGTCTACTGTTACGACTCTGTACTTATTACCTTCTGTTCCAGCGTAACGAGCAAGTATAGTTTCACTAGAAGCTCCTGCTTCAAAGTCTGTTTTGTTCTTTACTAGAACACCAGTTCCAGATGCAGTTGCATTTTCTACTCCTGTTTCTGCTCTAACAACAGCGAGCCTACCGCCGTATGCAAGATATTCTGATGCGACCAGCCAATCAGATGCATTAGATGCAGAAGGACTACCAAATTGATCAATCAATTCTCTTTCTGATGAGATTGATGTAATAGTTCCTACTGGACCTTTTGCAAAGGTTGTTGAGAAAGCAGCGGTTAGTGCGACATCACCAACTACAACTGCATTCGACAGGTCACGTTCTTTAATAACGACACCAGGCGAGACTTGACTAGCCATGTTTTTACCTCTCCAAAGATTCCAAATTTACCTGAAATTATTTATCTAAAAGGATTCTTTCAGTGGGGAAACAGTGCATGAACTACCAATCTGGGTATCCCCAATCAGTAAATGGATCTCTTTTTTTCCTTGTAGATACTATTCTTTTGATAGTACACTCCTTACATTCATAAGAATAAGCAGAAGGTAAATGCTTCTTATTCTTACGAACCATATAATAATCTTCTATTAAATCTTTTGTTTGTCCACAGATTCTACATACCCTCTCTTTGAACAGCAGGTGCTCTAATGAGAATTGAGTCGAAATATCCACTAGTAGTTCCACATATAGGAGACCTCTTCTTGCTTGTCTCCGTAGGCCCACAAATCGCCTTCTGCGTCCAAGTAGGTATCGTCACCCATGCCGTCATCGACAAAACCAAAAGGAGCCATATCTTGTTCAATTTGATTTCGTTGTTCTTCATAAATCCTCCTTCTGACATCCATGTCAGTCATTTCTTTAAAGTATTCCTGCATGACTAACCATGCAAACAATACCATACACATAACTAAGTCATCATGATAACCTTCGTCTGCTTCCCATGCTTGTTTCTTTTGGATGAATGTTGTTAATTCTCTCAGTATATCAAAATCACTGAAAGTTAGTTTGTCTTCTTCTATAATTGCTTTGAGGTTTGCACAACCTTGTTTCTTAACAGTGATACTCATCTTCACACCTAGTTGAGTCTTGGTTCCAGAGAACCCTTGACCCACTACTTGACCTGCCCTACCTCTCATAGCACACATTAATACATTAGGATATTCAAGATCATAGTTTAATGTTGCTGCTATACTATCACCTATGTCATTAACTTCTACAAGTATATAAGGATTATTATATTCCTTTGCTACTTGTAAGATGACCGATGGAAATAGAACAGGCTTAATCTCGTTATTTCTGTATTTGGCAACCGCTTTATACGGTAAATCGGTAATATCAAACACGATAAAAGCACTGTAGTCGCCACCGATACCTCTGGCAACATCCACAGTGATAATGTATTCATGATTTTCTTCTGCTCTCTGATATATGTCCAGTCCTGCATTACTAGTAATAGGATCACTAAATGGTATAGCTTGTAATTTCGATGGAGAAATTAAAGTGTCGGCAGATCCAAGGAAGTCACACTCAAACTCCTGTGCGAACTGTCTCTTGGAAGTGTTCTTCATCGTCTCTTCCTTCCACTTGGCATCTCTGCCAGGTACTTGAGACCAATGTACTTCATTTGTTACATAACCATTCTTACCATTCCTAGCATCCTCCCACATCTTGTAGAAGTGATTCATTCCATTAGGAGTGGAAATGATTATGACTTTCGTTGATTTACCAGACGTAATAGTAGGATAAACAGAGGCAAAGAATTGCTCTGCAACATGGTTCGGAACGAAGGCGAACTCATCGAGGAAGAGGATATTGAACGACATGCCTCGGACAGCACTTGCAGATGTAGAAGCTGCCAGAATCTTTGATCCGTTTTCGAGTTCGACGTTTCCTTTGTTCCAAACCAGTATCCCATGTTGTATCCATTTTGGTAAATTTTCATATGCTAATTGGAGTCTTCCAAGTAGTTCCCTTGCAGTACTAGCCTTGTTAGCGAGTATGCCGATATTGACGCTATCATTAAAGATAGCATAATGTAAAAGGTAAGCCACGACAGTCGTACTCTTACCAGTTTGACGAGGTAGTTTTGCAATATTAAATCTATTCTCATGAAAATCCATTAAGATTTCCTTTTGGAAATCGTACATATCAAAAGGAACTAAACCTTCATCCAAGTTAATGATCTGGATATAGTTTAATGCAAAATACAATGGATCATTCTTACACTTAATCCATTCCTCTACCTGCTCTTTAGTAAATTGTAACTCAGTACCAGCCTTCTTTAAATTGGGATTACCTAAGTATACATCAGTTGTTGCTGGCATTATCCTTCATTCAAGGTTCCATATGATCTACGAATTTCTCTTAGATCTTCAAAATCTTTCTGCTTAGTTCCACCATCATATGCCCAAGCATATCCTTCAGTTATCATTTGTTCGTTGAGGGAGAGCTCTGAATCCCCAATGTATAACCAACCCAGAAGCCTACCGTACTTGCCGACACCACCATGAAGCTCAGTGCGAATAGTGAGCTCATCATCCCCAGCCAAAGTGCTTTCCAATTTTTCTTTGAGCCAGTTGGTTGCATCGATTCCAAGTGCTTTCTCCTCTAAATCTCGTGTACGTTTCTCAGGTGTATCTACTCCAGCTACCCGTACTCTTTCTTTTTTATAGAGATCAAATCCAAGATCTATTTCAACATCGATGGTATCACCATCCAATACTTTAACAATCTCCGTTACACGAAAATTGTAGCAGCTCTTCCTGCTCGGTGGAACCATCGCTCCCATTTTTATTCTCTGCAAGTGAGCTATTTAGACAGCAGTTGTACTCAGAGTACCATTATCTGCAACAACAAGTCTGTATTTTGTACCATTTGGTGATGTTAGTACCACTCCTGTTGCTTGTGATGTTCCAACATATATGTCACCATAATGTGTAGTAACACCAGAAACAGCTAAATTTGTAGTA